TTAATCTGCGCTTCGTTCCTACATAATCAGGTATTAACCCTTCAGCTTGCAAATTAACGAAATATTCATGAATCATGCTATCTAATTTGTCGTGAACAACTCTAATTTTTTCAGGGTTGTTATCAAGTTTCTCAATAGTGCTGAAAAAGTAAAATTCAACGGTTCGCTGTCTTTCTCCTCTATTCAGCACAACCTCTGTTTCTTCAATGAAATGAATCAGAACAGGGGGGTTAATAGCCGACTGATTTTTGGAAAGGTACGTATCAACACGCCCTCTCATAGCTTGCAGATAACTGCACATTTGCACTTGGTGCGGGTCGCCTGAATTAACAGTGGTTATCGCCCTTTGTATCTTAACGTCTGTTTCGCTTAGTGGCATCTTTCATTCTTTTTTCTTGCAGTTCAGCAACTGCGGTTTGTCTGTCAAATTCTAAAGTTTGCATTTCGAGAATGTCATAGGCTAATTTCCACGGCATCTCTGCAACCTGTTCTTGAGTGTATGCACCTTTCGATGCAACCATAATTTCAGCTAATACAACTGTCGGGTTGTTGCTCTTAAACTTCTCCTTAATACTTTTCACCTCGGCATCCTTTTCATCACGCTTGAGTGCGGAAAACATCTTTGCCGTTACCTCGTTCAGTTTCTCAATTTCGGTTGTCAACCTTAAAAAATCAAGCATTGGATAACTGTCAATATCATCAACTTTCAATCCATATGCTTTACAGGTAATACTAAAAAGTGAGTTTTTATCATTCACATTCCATGCCATGATAACATACTGAAATGGTATCTCCTGTAAATTCTTAATCTTAACCCCTGCAACCTCACTTGGCAATGGTAATGCTTTCACGTTATCCATGAATTTCTTATCCAAGTCCAAAACAGGCTCATAGGCTAAGTACTCCGACATCATATTTTTTTCAGTGATTATCATATGTTCCAGTTGTTGATATACTCAAAAATGTTATGATTGAAATCAATGTACTCGGCAATATCAGTTTGCCAATCCAATGTACGCTCGTTTTCAGTTCCTGCATAAATCACAAGAGTTTCGGCTTCGTACAGTTCATCATGCACTTTTCTGTTCCATTTTACACCCATATTCCAACCAAAGGTCGTTTTCTCGTTTCCCGATCGGATTTGTGTATTCATAATTGCCAAATTCTTTTCACCGGTTGGCAGTGTCAAAGTCTGATTTGCTCGCATCCAATGATAGTACACCATATTTGCAATTGGACTTTCCTTTGTCAAATCATCGACTATCAAAGCCTTTATTTCTGTTGGCAATTCATCCCCGAAAGAAGCAATCAATGCTTTCCCAAACATCGCATCCAAATACTGCTTTTGATATTTGGTAATGTATTTGTCCAAGTCATTAGCTTCCGATATTGCAGCAGCATTCAAAGCATTGGATGCCGTATTCTTCAATTGTGGGATATGTAACTCACCCCAAAAATAAGTTCCGTTAATTAAGTTATCCATGTAGATAGAGTTTTAAAAAAGGCGAACCGCTATAAGTGATTCGCCTTTCTACGGTTGTAAATTTTTTAAGTGAATAAAATTATTCCGCTGTAGCAGCACCTGCTTTTGAAGCCCTTGCAGCACCCTTTGCAATTAGGGTTTTAGAAGTTAATGGATGAACCATGTATTTTTTGTTCAGCTTCATTGCGTATTTACCTGTTCCAACAACTTCAACTTTCTCGTTGAGTTTAACTAATTGTTCTTTCTTTGCCATCTTTTTTTGTTTTAAATGTTATTGACGATATACCCCTTTCAAGTACAGCCGACTTTTTTGTGCAGCACCTGTTGCGGTAATGGTTACTTTATATGTGTTTGCACTCATCCTAAACGGTGTAAAATGCGCAAGTTTATCAGTTCCGCCTGAATGGGTAATAGTGTCGCCCATTGTAACGTAGCCAAAAGTACCAATTTTTTTGTAAAGTACAGCAGTAAATGCAGGCGCACCAGAAATAGAATCGGTAAAAATAGCAATTTCGCAAAGAGAAGCAACGCTTCCAACAAATGTTACCTCGTAACTTTTTGATGCACTTGCAACTAACGTGTCAGCAGCAGTTCCCCATCCTGTGATAGCTCCGAAATTTTGAGCATTAGCAGCTGTAAAAGCTACAAGAAAAGCAATTAAAAATAAAATCTTTTTCATTTTCTTAGTTTGTTTTATTTAGCAGTGTTGGCATATTTCATCCAACACTACTAATTTATTGTTTATACTCCAACAGGTTTCTCAATTGCAGCGATAACGGTTGCAAAATCTTCGTAGATAAATGCACCAACATCAATTGAATTGTAATAAGAGTGCAGACGAGCTTCACAAATAACAGTCATCATGTTTTTCGAGAAGTCATCGTCATCACGACCAAACTCAACCATAACGTCTTCAAGCATCTTCACAATCCACTTTTCGGTGTCCATCAATAGGAAGTAACCCGCAGGAATTGCAGTTGTTTCAAGAACACGCAAGGTACGAAGCACGCCCTCAACCTGAATCTTAATGTAATTGCCGTTCTTATCCTTGATAAGGTCAAGAAGAGCGTTTTCAGTAGGATTCAAGAATACAACGTTTGGTTTGTAGTTCAGCAAACGCATTTGCAGCATTGAAGCCCGGATAGCATCGACAAAGTTAGGAAGTTCAACCAAATCATCGAGGGCAGTTGTGGTATAACCTGATGCGACGGTAGCGATACCTGCAACGGTAGTACTTGACAATGTGTCAGTCAATAATTTGTCTTCAATAACTTCCATCAAGTCGATGGTCAAAATTCTGTTCAAGTCAGAACGGAACTCGGTAAAGTCGTTCAGCATTTCAGTAGGAACTTTAGCACGTACTGCAATTTTCTTTGCTGTTGAACTTTCCAAATCGTAATCCCAGTCTTTCAAAGGTTTCAAAACACCTTCGCCAATAAATGCAGAACCGCCATCTTCATTGATACGGTTGACCCATTCAATCAAACGAGCCTTAGTTTTTCCTTTCAGCAGCGCAGGCAAAATTACATTAGCTTCACGGGGTGCAGACTGAATACCTGCAACGGTTTCACGTCCAAACAATTCTCCAGCAGCATCGCCAGCATTAGCAGAAGAAAATGCAGCAGCAGATTTTACGGTATAAACCGATTTGTTACTTGCAGCAAATTCTTTCTGAATTTTCTCAAATGCTTCTTTTGTGATACCCTCTGCCTTTTCAGATACAGTTGGTTTCATTTTTTCCAAGTCGGCACTGATTTTGCGAGAAAATTCTTCCATTTCCTTTTGCAGGTCTTCTTTTGACAGGGTTGCTGCAAACTTTTTCTCAATCTCTTGTTTCAAGGCATCAATCCCTGTAACCATTTCTTCTTTAGATACCCCAGCAGGCAGTTCTGATTTGAACTTTTCAAGCATGATACCCAACGCTTTTTTTAATTCTTCGTCCATTTTCTTTAGTTTTTTAGGTGTTGTGATAAAAATTTCGTAATCTCTTCGATATTAACAGTGTCTGCCTGACGGCTGCCTTTATTATTGACAAGAGTGTCTATTGACGGCTCATTGCTTGCTTTTACTGAAATAGTAGGTGTGATATGGTTGCTACCTCTTACAACTGCCGATCCTTCGACTAATTTAGCTTCGGTAACAGCCCAAAAATAGCTGTTATTATCGGCATATTCCTTATTGACAATATAACCATAATACTTATCCCAATTTTCTTTTTCTTCAACATCCCATTTGCTGTCTGAATTGATGCAAAGGAATAATTGAACGTATCTCATCCCGACTGAATGTTCTTTTACATACCCTTTGGCATATTGCTCGAACATAAACGGGTTTCTGTCTTTCGGTATGGTTGAATCGAATATCAAAGCTTCGGTTTCCCCATCGTAATCAAAACCTAAATCTCTCCATTTCATCATCTTAGTTTGAGCAACGACCTCATCAGTTATGATTTTGTCAAATTTCATTTGATGTTCCTGAATATGGTAAACAGACTTCAACTCCTTGATAGATTTTTTCCAAAGTCCAGGTATATGGACATCATCGTGTGAATCCATAAGGTTGGTAGTGTTTATCACTATCTTTGCGGTAATCGAGTTCTTTGACAGTAAGATTGAAGTGTTATCCTCCTTGATAGCAACCCCTTTCTGGTCATACAACGGAACTGAATAGATTATCGAATCAGCTTCTTTCATGCTGAACATCTTTTCAGCTTTTAACTCCTTCTTGTTTTCCCTTAGGAACTCAAAAAGCTGTTCTTTTGATGAATACTTGCTTAAATCTATCATTTCGTTATGATTTTACCCGATTTAATAACCTTATCTTTAGCATCTTTAATGCTTTGTTTAGTGTCTTTGTCCATAATTTTATTCTAAATATGGTTCTAAAAAAGCTTGTGCAGCTTCTTTTGATATTATTCCTTTCTCAACAGCAGGTGTTATGCCGCTAAGTGCCTGATTTAATGCAATTGCGCTTTCCTTGAGCGATTCTTGGAAAAAATCTAAGTGCGACCAATCAGGTTGATATTCCCATTCTCTTTTCGGTATGCCCTTCATCTTCACAATCTGCTCATACCTTACCGTTGCTTCAGGAATGATAGTACCGGTATGAAACTCTTTTCTCGCTTCAGGCATTGCTTTAAACCTCGGTTCTAATGCTTGATAGGCGTTTGGAATGCCGAAACGTTTACCAATTTGAATAATTGCTTTCATTTCCAATTCAGGAAGCTGCATATCAATTATCTTAGACGTCAACGGTACATAATTTGCAACACCTTTCATCACGATATATTTCAACTGCTCACGTAAACCTCCGTAACGCTTCAAAGCATTCTGTACATTGGTTTTCTCATCTTCAAGGAATGGTGCTGAAATCATATCAATATCCCTTCCACCTTGCGAAATAATACCCCTTGCGCCACCGTCAGCAATCAATTGCGTCGACATCTGACCAATGCTTAGTAAAGTTGAAATAGGCTCTCTTAGCGAATGTAAACGGCTTAATCCACGAACTCCATCGTAATTAAAAAAATCATTATCGCTAAAAGTGAAAATTTCGTCAGTTTCAAGCCTTATCCTATTACCGTCATACAATTCAACCCAATAATAATCAATGTTTTTTTCACCAAATTTATTGGCGGAATTGAGATATACAGGCGTTACTAAATGCGTCGATATTGGGTAATAATCAAATTTATCAAGTCCTATCAGTTTTTGCTTTACAACGTAACAATTTCCGTAAGTACAGGCATAGGCCTCAACCATATTATTGAAAGTCCTGAAATTTTGGAATGGATTGTAAAAGTCTAACTCCTTCAAGTCTTGCTTAACAGTTGCGTTTCTTACCTTCCTGCCATATTCATCCTTTGCCCATATCTTCATGTTACCAAAGGCATCAGCCCTCAAAATAACACAAGCCTGAACTAAAGATGACTTGTTGAGCGCATCTCTCTGACCCCATAAAGTCGAAGTATTTACCTCTGTAGCATTAGAATCACCATAAACAGCCGATAATAAATCGTTTTGCGATATTATCCTGCTATCTCGTAGTATAACTCTGCTCGTATTAAATGCCATAGCTTATTATTATTCTGCAAATATATAGGAATTTTCTATATTATCGACAATTTTACTGATTTTAATTATATTTAACATTTCGTTCTACCATTTGAAAAAATACCAAACAGCATAACTCGAACTATCAATGCCATGATTAAATTTATCAACAGGGATATTTGTTTGCTTCCCCTCAACCATCATAAAAACATAGTTATCAAACTCTTTTACAGCGTTTACATCCCTTACAACATGAATTTTGTACTTTTTCATCATGTTTAAACGAACCGTAATGCCGGGCTTCTTCGTCTTGACAAATTGAATGCCTCGAATCATGTGCTTTTCAATCTCCGCTTCAGGTACTCCTTCACGCTTCAACTTTGTTGCGACGGCAATGTTATCGGTAAGTATTCGGGCATTTAAGGACGGTACAAAGTGGTTATCCTTGTATCGGTCTGCTGAATCGCAAGCCACGACGATATTCTGTATCTCTCCATCTGTTTCTTTGCGCCTGTTAGCC